TGGAAAAACCTGCTGACTTGTGGCAAGATATGGCAACCCTCAATGCATTGTATGAGGAGTTATGCTGGGATCCTGGAGTAGTTCTAGAATTTATTCCTGACTACGAGAACAACTGTATTATTATTCGCAAACAGAATGCCTGAATTGAAGGATTGGTTGAAGTCAATCAACGAGACTAAGACTAATCTTATTGATGAAGATCCACTCCTAGAGTCCAAGTATCTTCCCTATATTATCAATCGATGTTTGTCTGGGCATATTGACTCATTGATGTTTGTCAATGAAATGAATATCAATCATTCTCTTGAGTATAAATTACAATACGATTTTTTACTAAATACTCTGAGATCTAAGAAGAGATTTTCTCCTTGGGTCAGAAAAGATGAGCTAGTGAATCTCCAGATTGTCAAAAAATACTATGGGTATTCTGACGATAAGGCAAAGCAAGTGCTTCCTCTTTTATCTAACGAACAGTTAGACATTATTCGACAAAAACTTGAGACCGGAGGGTTGCAATGAATAGTGGAGAACCAATTTACGAATGGTCCCCTGCAAAAATGATTGAAGTGGTTCTGCAAGAACCCGACGACTTTCTAAAAGTACGTGAAACACTGACTAGAATCGGTGTTGCTTCCCGTAAAGAAAAGAAACTCTATCAGTCTTGTCATATTCTGCATAAGCAAGGTAGATATTTTATCGTTCACTTCAAGGAACTGTTTGCTCTGGATGGTAAGAGAGCGAACTTGACCATCAATGATGTGCAACGTCGTAATCGTATTGTCAATCTCTTAGTTGATTGGGGATTAGTCTTGATCTCTGAAGAGAACCTTGCAAATATTGCAGAGGTTTCACCACTGAATCAAATCAAAGTGATTTCTTTCCGTGAAAAAGGTGAGTGGTCATTAGAGACTAAGTACAATATTGGTAAGAAGAAAACCCAAGAAGACTGAGTTAGGTTATAAATAAGTGTGGATGCCTTCGGGGTCCACACAAAAAACATCTGCCTTTACAGGAGATCTACTATGTCTAACATCGAGAAATTTCGTGCAGCCGGTCTGCCGGATCTAATTGATCGTATCAATAAGAATTCGCTTGGTTGGGATACATCATTCAACCAATTTTGGGAGTCCAACACGGTTGGTAACTATCCTCCCTATAACATTATCCAACTCAGTAACCACGAAACACGCCTAGAGATTGCACTGGCGGGGTTCAAGAGAGAGGAAGTCAAAGTATACTCTGAGTATGGCAAACTTGTCGTACAAGGTAATCATGAAAGTGAGGATCCACGAGAAGCAAAGGTTGAGTATGTGCACCGTGGTCTTGCCAACCGTAGCTTTGAGCGTGCTTGGACGCTTAGTGAGGACGTAAAAATCGATAGTGTTACTTTTGAAGATGGACTTTTGATCGTAACACTAAAGAAAATTGTTCCTGATCATCATGCCCGAAAGGAGTACCTCTAAATACTACGATGACAGTCGTAATTTAGTGTACAATAGAGTCCTTCATCATATCAAAGCATCAGATCTGCGGGAAACTGCAGGTCTGACTTTGCGTTTTAGGGATGACTTGAATCCTAAGTTTTGGATTGCGGGTAAACTGAGACCAGAAGTGCGCCGTGCACTGATGAATTTTGCAAAAGCGTTTGCAGATTTTGTTGATCTGGAAGATTCTGCAATCCAAGACGTGTTGATGCTTGGTGGTAATGCTGGATACAACTATACTCAGTACAGTGACATTGATGTTCACCTCGTTATCGATCCAAAACTTATACCAAAATGTGATCCGGATCTAATCTCGGATTATTTTATGGACAAGAAGACGTTATGGGAACTAACTCATGATGTCAAAGTCTTTGGAGCACCTGTAGAACCATACATTGAACGCCCTGGTATTACTAGAAAGGTAAGTCAAGGTGTTTATAGTGTTCTAAAAAACAAGTGGGTGCAGGAACCGCAAAAATTTGATGGTGATATTGATGAATTTGAACTGACTAAGAAAACAAACAACCTGAAGAACAAGATTGACATCTTGATTCAGACAGAAAAACCTGAAGCACTCAAGTCAATCGTCAAGAAACTCCGCGCCGCACGTTCATCCTCGCTTGATAAGTATGGTGAGTATGGTTTTGAGAACCTTGTTTTCAAAGAGTTGCGAAACTCTGGGTATATTGATAAGATGCGTAAGTCCATGGTACAATTGAAGAACAGAAGATTATCCCTTCCATGATCCAAATTTTAGTATTGAAGAATGATTTGGTCCTAATCTCACGAGTAGAGGAGATTGGTACTGAATTGGGGGAACCCGACTGCAAACTCATCAAACCTTATAAGGTTATCTTGCATGAGGGTGGGTGTACCGATGACGTAACTTACGAATCGTGGCCAGAGTTTACAGAGCAAAAGGAATTGATGATTCACTCTGATAGTATTCTGACCATAGTTGAACCTAACAAGCATCAACTTGAAAAATACCAGCAGGTTACCGCTGAATGAGGTTTTACACTAACGTGCAGATGGTCGGCAACGATTTTCTGGTCCGTGGGTATGAAAACGGTAGTCCTATCAAAACTAGAGAGAGCTATCAACCTACATTATTTGTTCCATCACGTAAGAAAACTCATTTCAAAACACTGGACGGCAAGTATGTCCAGAGCATTCAACCAGGTACAGTTAGGGATTGTCGTGAGTTCTACAAAACTCATGGTGACGTAGAGAACTTCGATATCTACGGTAATAATCGGTACGTATACCAGTACATATCTGATAAGTATCCAGAAGACGAGATCAAGTTCGACATCAAAAAGATGAAGGTGGTTACCATCGACATCGAGGTGTCTGCTGAGAAAGGATTTCCTACAGTAGAGAACTGTGATGAGGAAATGCTTTGCATTACCCTACAGAATTACGCTACGAAGCGTATTCTTACCTTTGGTGTGGGTGCATATAATAATACTGACCCTATGGTCAAGTATGTGCAGTGTAATGATGAGTATGATTTACTTCAACACTTCATTACATATTGGCAGAGTGAGACTCCTGATGTGGTAACCGGGTGGAACTGTCAATTGTACGACATTCCGTACCTATGTAAGCGCATCACACGTGTCTTGGGTCAGAAGATGTGTAAGAAGATGTCTCCATGGGGTCTAGTGACTGCTGAGGAGATGTTTATTATGCATCGTGAGCGCCTTGTCTATGACATTGCAGGTGTTACAGTCCTTGATTACATGGACTTGTACAAAAAATTTACCTATAAGGCACAAGAAAGTTATAGATTAGATTACATTGGTGAAGTTGAACTTGGTGAGAAGAAGTTAGATCACTCTGAGTACGATAGTTTCAAGGATTTCTATGCTAACGACTGGCAAAAGTTTGTCAGGTACAACATCCAAGACGTGAGATTGGTTGACTCCCTTGAGGAGAAGATGAAACTGATCGAACTTGCTATCACTATGGCATATGATGCCAAGGTGAACTTCACAGACGTGTTCTATCAGGTACGGATGTGGGACATGATCATCTATAACGACCTGAAGAAAAAAGGTATCGTTATTCCACCCAAAGCAGACGAAGTAAAGAATGAAAAGTATGCTGGTGCCTATGTAAAAGAACCAAAACCTGGCATTTATGAATGGGTTGTGAGTTTTGACTTGAACTCATTGTATCCACACCTCATCATGCAGTACAATATCTCTCCTGAGACACTGTTAGATGAGAGATACCCCTCTGTCAGCGTCGATAAACTACTGAATAAGGAAGTAGACCTGTCGGGTCTTGAGGACGTTACTGTGTGCCCTAATGGCGCTATGTTTACCACTAAAACACGTGGGTTCCTGCCCAAATTGATGGACAGGATCTACAGTGAACGGGTGGTCTTCAAGAAAAAGATGATCCAAGCAAAGAAGGAGTACGAAAAAAATCCTACGAAGGCGTTGGAGAAAGAAATTGCCAGGTGTAACAACATTCAGATGGCAAAGAAGATCCAACTAAACTCTGCTTATGGTGCCATTGGCAACAATTACTTCCGGTATTACAAACTAGAGAACGCTGAGGCGATTACTCTGGGGGGTCAGTTCAGCATCCGTTGGATTGAAAACCGGATGAATCTATATCTAAACAAATTACTCAACACTAAAGACCATGACTACGTCATTGCTTCCGATACTGACAGTATCTATTTGTGTCTTGATTTACTTGTCAATAGTGTATTTGATGTACAAAAAGTTTCTAAAGAGAGGATTGTTGACTTCCTCAATGACGCCTGCGAGAAGCGATTTGAACCATACATATCGAAATGCTACGAGGAACTCTCGACGTATGTGAATGCATACGATCAGAAGATGTTCATGAAGAGAGAAACTATTGCTGAACGTGGTATTTGGACTGCCAAGAAGCGATATATCCTCAATGCATGGGATATTGAGGGTGTGAGGTTTGCTGAACCAAAACTCAAGATCATGGGTATCGAAGCAGTCAAGTCATCTACCCCTGCACCTTGCCGTCAGATGATCAAAGACGCTTTGAAGATCATCATGACTAAAACTGAAGATGATGTAATTGATTACATTGATAAGGTGCGTCGTGAGTTCAAAAAAATGGATCCTGCTGCTGTTTCTTTCCCCCGATCATGTAACAATCTGGACAAATATAAGAGTTCACTGTCCATTTATGGAAAGGGTACACCTATTCATGTCCGAGGTTCATTGCTTTACAACCATTACTTGAAGAAGCATAAGTTAGACTCTAAATATAATGCTATCAACAACGGCGACAAGGTAAAGTTCTGCTATTTGACCAAACCCAACCCAACTCAAGAGAATGTGATCTCTTTTGTGGGCGATTTTCCAAAAGAATTGGGTCTAGCAAACTATGTTGACTATACGTTGATGTTTGATAAATCATTTGTTGAACCGTTGAAGGCGGTTCTGGATGCTATTGGCTGGTCAGTTGAGAAAACTGCAACGCTGGACCTTTTCTTTGTCTGATGCTATAATCAAACTACTCTGAGACTCTATGGAACTTCCTATTACTGATAAAGAACTAGTAACAATCATCAACGCTCTGCGTCTTGGTGGTGACACTTCTCTTTATCAAAAACTGAATACTATTCACCAAATCCGTAAGGATAATCCTGGTGGTCCGTACAAAAAAATTGCTAGAGAGCAGTTCGGTTACGTTATCTAATGTTTTTTGAAAAAGTGAGTCTGGTAACAGGCGGATTTGACCCTATTCATAGTGGTCATTTGCATTATTTTGACTGTGCTAAAGATTTTTCAGACTACCTGGTGGTAGGTTTGAATGGTGATCCCTGGTTGAAACGTAAGAAAGGTCAGTATTTTCAGTCTTGGACTGAGCGTGCTGACATCGTTCGCCATTTGGATATGGTTGACGCTGTGGTATCATGGGACGACGCTGATGACAGTGCCTGTGGTGCTATTGCTAAGTCCTTAGAGATTGCAGAGACAGTTGTCTTCTGTAATGGTGGTGATCGTGGTGCTGATAACACTCCAGAACTCCAACGATATAAAGATGACCCACGTGTTATCTTTGAATGGGGTGTTGGAGGACAAGAAAAAATGAATAGCAGTTCGTGGATTCTCCACGGATATTTTGAGAGGCAACGCAAACTACTAGGTATTTGACATGGACTTTTTCAAAGACATCATCAAGGAGATTGGAGATGACTTCACCAAACTCGCATCGGATGTTGACGATACGGAGCGATTTGTTGACACTGGTTCTTACATTTTCAATGCCCTTGTTAGTGGCAGCATTTATGGGGGAATTAGTGGTGACAGAATTACCGCTATTGCAGGTGAAACCTCAACAGGTAAAACTTTCTTCTCTCTCGCTGTAGTCAAAGATTTTCTAGAGAAGAACCCTGATGGTGGGGTCATGTATTTTGATACAGAATCTGCTATCAAGAAGAACATGCTGGTGGCACGTGGCATTGACTTGCAGAGGTTTGGTCATGTGCAGGTTGTAACAATTGAGCAGTTCCGAAACCGAGCACTAAAGATTGTAGACAAATACCTAAGTATTCCTGAAGGTGATCGCAAACCCATGATGTTTGTCCTAGATTCTCTAGGCATGCTTTCCACTGAAAAGGAGATCAGAGATGTCCTTGAAGACAAGCAAACTCGCGACATGACTAAAAGTCAACTTGTCAAGGGTGCTTTCCGTATGCTCACACTCAAACTAGGTCAAGCTCATGTGCCGCTCATTGTCACCAACCATACGTATGATGTCATCGGAGCTTACGTACCAACTAAAGAGATGGGAGGAGGTTCTGGACTCAAGTATGCAGCAAGTACAATCATCTATCTCAGTAAGGCAAAGGAGAAGGATGGAACAGAGATCGTCGGAAACATTATCAAGGCTAAGACAGTCAAGTCTCGTTTGAGTCGTGAAAATAAGGTTGCTGCTATTCGTCTTTATTACGACGAACGTGGTCTTGATCGCTACTACGGTCTACTGGATCTTGGTGAGTCCTCTGGTGTGATCAAGAAAGTTGGTAACAGGTATGAGATTGACGGTAAAAAGGTGTATGCTAAAGAGGTATACTCCAATCCTGAAAAGTATTTCACGGAAGATCTTATGTCTCAACTCGATGAGGCGGCACAAAAAGAGTTCACTTACGGTGGGGGTGAATGACCGAAAGGATCCCGCTAACGATCCTCAGCAATCTGGTCACAGATGAAAACTATGCACGGCAGGTACTGCCGTTCATAGAACCCGATTACTTTGAAGAAAGGACTGATCGGGTAGTCTTTGAGCAGGTTGCTTCTTTTCTATCTGAGTATGATGCTCTCCCTAGTAAGGAGGTTCTTCATATTGAGATTGAAAAACGGACAGATATTACTCAAGACGAGCACACCACTATCACTCAGTTGGTGTCCTCTTTGGAAGCAAGTGAGTCTGAGTCTAAGTGGTTGCTTGACACTACTGAATCGTGGTGTAAGCAACGTGCCATCTACCTAGCACTAATCAAAAGTATTCAGGTTGCTGATGGTGCTGATGAAAATCTCGCTCCCGATGCAATTCCTGGTATCCTTTCCGATGCTCTTGCTGTCGGGTTTGATCAAAGTGTCGGACATGATTACCTTGACGATGCTGAGGCTCGCTATGAGTATTATCATCGGATTGAGAATAAAATTCCTTTTGATCTTGAATATTTCAATAAGATTACTTCGGGTGGACTCAGTGATAAGACTCTCAACATTGCTTTAGGGAGGTCAGCGAAGTGGCTCGCCGTGGGCCTCAACTGTTTGTGAGTCGAGCCAACGCAGGGCTGGTGGTGTACCTCTTTGAAAATGAGGTTCCTGAAATTCAGGAGGGCTCAGTACGCATCGTTGCCGTAGCCCGTGAAGCCAATCCTCCATCCAGATCAGTAGGACCTCGCACCAAGGTGGCCGTCGACAGCATCGAGAGAGAAGTTGATCCTGTTGGAGCCTGC